TTTTCAATGGGAGTTAATTATATAATATTTTAATAATGGCTAAACAAGTAAAGGAGTTAAGCGAAAGTACAAGTTTTACAGTTAGTATCCAAACACTAATCGGTATCGCATTCGGTATAGCTACAGTTGTAGGAATGTGGTTTGCCCTACAGGCAGACATAGAAGAAGCAAAAGAACTTCCAGTCGCTCCACCACCAGATGTTACAAGGATGGAATATGATATGAAGGATCAGTTGATTCGACAAACTATCATGACTACTCAAGATGACGTTGAAGAAATAAAAGAAGATCTTAAACGTATAGAAGAGAAGTTAGATAAATTAAGATAATTTATTATGAAAAAATTAGCGTTAAGTGTTTTATTTTTAATTTTATCCTTTCCTGTACTGGGTCAGGTAGAAGTAAAATATTTCAATGCAGCATGGAACGCAGGTAATGAAGTAGAATGGGTAGAAAAATTATCTGATTGTGAAATAGAAAAATTTGATATAGGAACTTCACCTAAAGCCGCCCAAGACTACAAAGTAGTGGTTGTCCCCACAATTATCATCTTCCAAGATGGGGAAGAAGTAGAAAGATATCAAGCAGATATTAGCTTTAAAATGACTTCAACTAAAGAAGAAGTTCAAGATTATATTGATGAACTCATAATGAGTGCATTCTAGCTTAATATTTATAATAAAAGAAAGTTTCACTAAATTGTTATTATATGTTAAATTATTTAAAAAATAAATGGATGGCATTTAAAAATTTATTTGATGATGATAATAACATCAATGAAAAATCTGTAGTAGGATTTTTAGCATTTACTGTAATGGTAATATTTGCTCTCGCTGATTTACTTACTGGATATTTTGGAAAAGATTTAGTAATAAATGAATTTATATACGATTCTTTCGTATTAGTTGTATTAGGTTCGTTTGGAATTGCTGAAGTTGGAAAAATATTTGGTGGTAAAAAAGGAGAATAATGGAAGAAAAAAACCTAGAACTTTCTGAACAATCTAAAGTTAGTTTAGATATTAAAGCTATAATAGGAGCAGTAGTTGGTATTGTTTCTATAGCAGGAGTATGGTTTACTTTAACAGCTGAAATTGCTCAGTTACAATTAGACGTAATTAGAATGCAAGATGCTGTTGAATTAAACGAAGAGTTTAGAATTAAATGGCCAAGAGGTGAAATGGGGGCCCTACCTGATGATGCTAAACAAGATCTTAAAATCCAATACCTTCAAGAAGATGTTGAAGAACTAAAAAAAGTAGTTAAAGAATTAGAAATTGAAAACGCAAAACTAAAAAAATGAAAAAAATATTTTGGGAATATTGGATAAAACCTTGGGCGCCAATATTTTTATTTTTATTACTTCCTTTAACATCATATCCCCAATTACACATTGGTAATTTTACTGTTGAAGAAGATAAAATGCTTCATTATATTGGAGGAGTTGCTATTACTAGTATTGCTCATGACTTAATATTTGAAGAAACTAAAGATAAAGATAAAGCTGTTATGTATTCAATGGCAACTACTTTAGCTTTAGCTACATTTAAAGAAATATTTATAGATAGAAAAGGTGATGGAAATGATATAACTGCAAGTATGTATGGAGCTTTAACTGTAGGATTTACAATAGAATTAGATAAGCTACTTAGGAAAAAGAAAAAATAATAAATTATGAATTGCTATACTAGACAACAAATTAAAGACGCTGTAATCAAAAAAGGTTACAAATGGTTTGAAAGCGGAAACTATAATTTAAATATTGTTGGAGTTAGAAACTCAGAAACTGATAATGTAGTTACAAATAAATTTGATGATTGTTTAACTTTATCTTACAATGTAGATGGAGTTGCAAAATTTCATTGTTTTGAAGCAACTACAGACCCTGGAACACATTGGGAACAAAATATTTTAAATAAGGATGGTGTTGCAATACTAGTACCTGGGCAATATAGAAGTTCACATAAAATAGGACTTCATGCTGGAAAATATGAAGCTTTAAGACAACACAAACCACTTAAAGTTTATAGAGACAAAAATAAAGATGGTATTTATGATATGCTAGAAGAAAATATTCATGAAGGAATTTATGGAATTAATATCCACAGAGCAACTAAATGGGAAGGAAAAAAATCTACCCAAATAGATAAATGGTCTGCGGGTTGCCAAGTAATAGCTGCTAATGATGATTTTAGATTATTTATGGAAATTGCTCATAACGCAGAAAGTATTTGGGGTAATGCATTTACATATACCCTAATTGAAAGTAAAGATATAATTTAATCGTGAAAACAACTCAAACCATAATAGCTTTTACCAGTATGTCGTTAGGATTTATATGTTCCTATTTTATGGAACTTACAATGCAAAATGCAGAGCAGTATTTAGCAATTTCAACATTAGTATTTGCTGATGGTTTTTTCGGTATTATAGCCGGTATTAAAAGAGAGGGTTTTAAAACCTATAAAGCAATAAAAATTTTAAGAACCCTAATTTTTTGGGTCGTTATGTTAACATTAATATTAGTTATAGAAAAAAGCATCCCAGGAGCTGGGTGGTTAAGTGAAACAATGCTTATGCCCCTAGTAATATTTCAAATGATTAGCACACTTAAAAATGCATCAATGGCTGGGTTTATTAAAGTAGATGCTTTAAATCAAATTCTAGATAGTATAGACAAACATAAAGGTCTTAGAGGATAGGTTGTTCTATAACTTATTTTTTACTATATTTATAACCATGCTTAAGAATATTAAACAAGGAATGTTTCCATTCCTAATTGGATTTTCTGCCCTGTCAGTTTCTGCTTCGGCTGCTTTCTATTCCGTTAGTGGCCTTAGCAAACTTTTTGCAGGAGCAAGTTTAGAAGTTATTATAATGGCTGGTTCATTAGAATTTGCTAAATTAGTTACAGCATCTTTACTTTACCAATATTGGGATACAATAAATAAAACACTAAGAACTTATTTAACTGTAGCAACTGTCATATTAGTATTAATTACTAGTATGGGAATTTACGGCTTTTTAAGTGCGGCTTACCAAGAAACTTACTCCAAACTATCAGCTATAGAAAATCAAAAAGGTTTCATTCAGAAAAAAATTGAATTTTATCAAAATGATGTAGATCGATATGATGAGGAAATTAAAAGAATATCTAGTAATATTAGTACTTTATCTAATGCAAAAGCTACGTCCATCCAAGTACGAGACACCACGGTATCTGGAGGCTTTAGACAAACCATCTCCACAACTGAGCTTAGAATGGCGCAGAGTCGTATTAACATTGAAGAGGAGAATCGTAAATTGGCTCAAGAAAAACGAACAATAGCTTCAGATAGCCTTCAAAAATTTCAATTACAAGTACTAGAATTAGATAATAATAATGAGGTAGCTGGGGAATTAGGCCCACTACAATATCTATCAGGACTTACAGGTACTCCTATGGATAAAATAATTAATATACTTCTTTTAGTTATTATATTTGTATTTGATCCTTTAGCTATATCGTTAGTAGTAGCAGCTAACTTTGCTTTTGATAAAGCATATCCTAAAAGGAAAAAAAGGGAAAACTTATATGGTGAAGTAATTGAGGATATAGAAGTAAAAGACGCTGAAGAAATTAAAACTCAAGAAGAATTTATGAAAAATTTAGATAATCTTGAAAAACAAAAAGGAATGTTTCCTGAAGATTATAATGAAGAGGATGAAAGGCGAATGAATATTATAGGCCAAAATGGGAATGATGGAGAACACTATGATGAATTAGATGTAAATAAAGATGGAGTTGTTGATGATGAAGAAAAAGAAATTGCTAGAAAAAGACTTACCCAAATAAGTAAAATTTTTGAAGAAAACCCAACATTATCTCGTGAATGGAAATTAAAATTAAGTAAAGAAAAATCTATGTTATCTTCTAAATTAAAAGAAGATGATGATAAGATTTACTAGTAAAAATTTGGCTACCCGAAATTAGGTTCGTATATTTACAGGGTAAAATTAAGGTTATGATTCAAGCAACTATGCATTCACATTCAGTATTAGAAGAAGTAATATACAATTTACAATCTAAAGGCGCCATCGTCGATCCTTGTATTGTAGATGATTTGATTACATGTGTTAAAACACATGCTAAAGTTGAATTCAAAGATATATAAGTTATGTCAAATCCAATATTAAAATTTTTATTAGATAAAAAATCAAAAGGTCTTCCTATGAATATAGGAGAAGCTATGTCTGAAACTAACACTTGGGTTAGTGATTGTGAAGAGGGTTCTATGGGTCCTTTGTTAAATAATTTTAGAGAAGTTTGGGAAAAAAATAATAAGTAAAAGTTATGTTTAAAAAATTTAAAAAAGAAATAGATACAGTAGCAAGTTTCTTGTTTATTGCATTAGTTTTTTATATATTTTATTTTGCCCTTTGGGTGTTTTGTCCTTGTTAATATGTTTAAAGTACATCTTAGTAAAAAAGCTATACAAAAAAGACTAGACGAGAATTATCAAAAACTGAATTATAATCAGTTTAGGTGGTGGCGTTGGTATGAATCACGTAATAAATCATTACCTTATAAATCTAGTTTTAGGGATAAAATACTAAATGGTGATTATGATATATCACCTTATATGCTTCAATCACAATTGTGTGAGCATATGCTTAATGAATTATTAGAAGAATGTGATTCTGATTATCAAAAATATTTAGAAAAAGGTAAGTTATTAATAGCTCGAAGAAAAAGGTTATTAGAAGATTATGAGAAGGATGAATTCAATAAATTAGAGGAAATTTATTCCCAATTTCAAAAGAATTTTGATATTACTAGAAAACAAGTAGAGGAAGAAGCTATAGAATGCCGTGATGACCTAATAGATCTTTATTACATTATAGAAGAAAAATATAGAAAAAAACAATATGTCTCCAAAAGGGGACGTCCAAGAAAAATATGAAAGTAAGTCACGAAGTACCTAGTTGTTTATTAAGCGCATCCCCTGAATTTAATGATTATGATTATTGTTTACCCCATCTGTTGGATCAAGATGAGGATTATTTACAATACTTTAAAGATGCTAAAGAGTATGGTCGTTATATTATTATGGATAATTCACTTCATGAATTAGGAGAAGCATATAATTATGAAAGATTAAAATATTGGGTTAAAGAATTAGAACCAGATGAATTTATAGTACCTGATGTTTGGATGAATTGTGGTTCTACAGCAGCACAAGCTAAATACTGGTCACAATTTAAATACCCTAAAAAAACTAAAATCACAGCTGTAATTCAAGGTGAAGATAAAAATCAAGCTTATTTATGTGCTAATTTATTAGCAAATTTAGGTTATAAAAAATTATGTGTATCTTATGGTGCTACTTGGTACAACGATTTCTTCCCACATACTAACCCAGATATGGGGAAAGCATTAGGTAGAGTACGATTTGTACAAGGATTATTAAATTTAAAACAATTAAAAGATATTAAATTTCATTTATTAGGTTGTTCAATACCACAAGAATTTAGTTGGTATGATAATAATCCTAGAATTGAATCAATTGACACTTCAAATCCAATAATGGCTGCCTTAGAAGGTACTATGTATTCTGAACACGGTTTGAATAGTAAACCAAAAGCAAATATGAATGACCATTTTAATATGAATTTTGATGACATTCAGTATGAAGATATTTTACATAATACAACTTTATTTAGAGAAATTAATAACATTAAAAAGAGAGATATATGGCCAAATTAAGAAGAAGAGTAATTTATACTACTGTTAGATGGGAAGAAACAGATCCACTAACAGAAGAGCAAATCAAAAAATGGAAATCAGAAGATGAAGATCTTCAAGAAGAAGTTCTAGATGAAGTAGAGTTTGAATTAGCAAACGATAAAACAATTGATGATGTTGATTTTCCTGAACTAATAGAAGACGAATAATATGGTAGAAGCAGTAAAACATGCATTAGGGTTTTGTGGAGAACACTGGCATCCAAATCTTTGGACTCTTTTAATAGGAGGATTTGGAATTGGTACTATTTATTCGTATATTAAGTTATATTTTAAGTGTAAACTTAAACAAATAAAAACAGCGTTTGCCTATACGCTTAATAATACCTGGCAAAAATTTAAATTATAACAACATGGCAAAACATTGTGTAGTTTCGTTAAGTGGTGGAATGGATAGCAGCACCCTATTATTAAGAGCTATCAACGAGTATGATACTGTAACAGGTATTTCTTTTGATTACGGTCAAAAACATAGAGTTGAGCTTAAAAAAGCTCAATCTTTAATTGATTATTTAGCAGATAAAGGTCATAAAGTAAATTATCGCCAAATTAAACTTGATGGTTTAGTAGATTTACTAGATTCAGCTTTAGTTTCAGGTGGAGATGAAGTACCAGAAGGACATTATGAGCAAGATAATATGAAAGAAACAGTAGTTCCTAATCGTAATAAAATGTTTGCTTCTATTACTCAAGCAGTAGCCTTATCTATTGCTAATAGAACACAAGAACAAACAGATATTGCTTTAGGTATTCATGCTGGAGATCATGCAGTTTATCCTGATTGTAGACAAGAATTTAGAGATGCAGATGATGCAGCTTTTAGAATTGGTAATTGGGAAGCTGATAGAGTAGGTTATTTTACACCTTATTTAGACACAGATAAATTAGGAATTTTACAAGATGGAGAAAAATTGGTTGAAGCGTTGGGTATTGACTTTAATGAAGTCTATAAAAGAACGAATACATCGTACAAACCCTATCCTAGTGGAAATTCCGATTATAAGTCTGCTTCTAGTGTTGAGAGGATTGAGGCATTTATTGCTTTGGGTAGAAAAGATCCTGTCACTTATGAGGATGAAAGTGGAGTGGTTCCTTACGAAGTAGCGGAAGCCCATGTAAAACAAGTATTAGCTGAGTATTCAGCTTAAATAATTTCCCAGTGGAGCAGTAGGTAGCTCGCTTTGGCTTAACTCGGCGCAAAATAGATACGATCGTGAAAAGCAAAGAGGTCAAAGAGGTCGCAGGTTCGAGTCCTGCCTGGGGTAACAAAATTTAAAATTATGAAATATCCAGATGCAAAAAAACATCAGATAATTAGTTTTATCAAATCAGGGATTAGAATATTAGGTTATGGACTTTTACTATATAACTTGCCAATTGCAGTAGGAGTTCTTATATTTAGTGAAGCAATTGGTATAATTGAAGAATTAGTATAATGAAGAAAATTTTATATTTTAGTGCTCCTTGGTGTGGCCCTTGTAGAATGTTAGGTCCAACTATGGATTCAGTAGCTAACCAAGTAAATTTTACCAAAATTAATGTTGATGAGGATACAAACTCATCAGTTAAATATGGTATTCGTAATGTTCCTACTTTAGTATTAGTAGATCAAAGTGGTAAAGAAATTAATAGATTAGTAGGTAATGTTTCTAAACAACAAGTAATAGATTTTTATAATGGGTAAGTTTCAATCAAGCAAAGTATTTGACGGATTTAGTACAGTGTTTCGTCAATGGAAAGCAGAAACAACACACTGTAGATTTGTACATGGTTATGGAATTTCTTTTAAAGTATACTTTGAAGGTGACTTAGATGAAAGAAATTGGGTTTGGGATTTTGGAGGAATGAAAAGAGCAAAAACCAAAATCGATGGTAAATCTCCTAAAGATTGGATGGATTATATGTTTGATCATACAATGGTTATAGCAGAAGATGATCCTTGGAAGGAAGCATTTTTACAAATGGAAGAAGCAGGAGTAGCCCAAGTAAGAGTAATACCAGCTACTGGAGCAGAAAAATTTGCAGAATTTGTATTTAATAAAATTAATGAATTTGTTCAAACTGAAACTGAAAACAGGGTAAAAGTTGTTAAAGTTAAGTTTATGGAACATGGTAAAAACGCAGCTTATTATGTCGCTTAAAAGAATTGAAGATTATAACAAAGTATTACCTGTATTAGAACTTTATACAGCAGTACAATCAGAGGGTAGTAGGCAAGGCTACCCTACTATTGTAGTTAGAACAACGGGTTGTACCCATAGATGTTATTTTGGAGAAGGTGGATGGTGTGATTCTTGGTATACAAGTATCCACCCAGAAAAAGGTACTTTTTGTTTCCAAGATATAATTGATATGTACGATGCAAATCCTCATATTAAGGAAATGATGCTAACAGGAGGTTCTCCTACTATGCATCCTAAGTTAGTTAACGAATTAACACATTTAGCTCATGAAAGGGATATTTTCATTACTATTGAAACTGAAGGATCTCATTTCCTTCCTACTGATTATCCTATCAATCTTCTTAGCATTTCTCCTAAATTTAGTAATAGCATCCCCGTTATTGGGGCTACTACTCCTCAGGGAGCGATTGTTGACGAAAGGATGGTTAAAAAACACAACTCAAAAAGAGTAAATATTGAAGCAATAAAACAATCTATTGAATACCATTCTGATTATCATATTAAACCTGTATTAGATAAAGAATTATCCATGGTAGGAGAAGTAGAAGACTTTCTTAAAGCATGTGATGTACCAGATAGTAAAGTTTGGGCTATGCCTGCTGGTGATGATAGAGAATCATTAATGGAGTCATACCCAACAGTTATGAATTTTGTTAGAGATAGGGGATGGCGCTTTACAGGTCGTTCGCATATTATGGCATTTAATACAGAGAGGTGTGTCTAGGGAAGAAGCTCTTAGTATATTAGAAGAAATAGAGGAAAATGTAACTACATGCTGTGCTATTACTATGGAGCCAGATGAAGTACTAGTATTAATAGATAAATTAAAAGAATATTTAAATGGAGAATAAACGTAGAAAAAAACATGAGAATTTAGAGGTTGTACCAATTGGTTTTGCAAATGGAGTTGCACCTGGATTTCCTTTCACTGATAAAGAAAAAGAAAAAATGATTAATAGAGCAGAAAAAGCTTATGGTAAGTTTTTAGATGCTCTAGAATGTGATTGGAGAAATGATCCTAACTCAATGGAAACCCCTAGACGAGTAGCTAAAGCTTATGTTAATGATTTATGGGCTGGTAGATACACAGCTATGTCTCCTATTACATCATTCCCATCAGATGGTTATGATGGTGTAATTATAGAACGTAATATACCATTAACTTCAATGTGTTCGCATCACCACCAAACAATAGGTGGGGTTGTACATATTGGTTATATTGCAGGAGAAGATGGTCAAGTAATTGGATTATCTAAATTAAATAGAATAGTAGAATTATTTGGTCGTAGAGGAGCAATCCAAGAACAACTAACATCTGCTATTCATAATGCAGTAGATAAAATTACTGAAGGTAATAAGGGTGTGATTGTAACTATTGTAGGTACTCACAATTGTGTATCTTGTAGGGGTGTTAAACATCAAGGAGCAGCAATGGTTACAACTAAAGCATCAGGTAAATTTAGAGATGATAATAATTTAGCTCGTAAAGAGTTTTTTGATAGTTTAAAAATTAATAACGGAGGACACAATATTTAATATGTTAAAATTAGATAATAAAAAAATGTCAGTTAGTTGGTGGGATATGACTGATATTATAAAAGATTTAACTAAAAAAATCCCATTTGAAGTACCATTAGCTGATTCAATTTATGGAATACCTAGAGGGGGTTTAATTCCTGCAGTTATGTTATCACATTCAACAGGTTTACCTTTAGTACAAACAATAGGTAAAAATACCTTAGTAGTAGATGATATGACAGATAGTGGAGTTACTATGGATAAAATGCCTGGGCAATGGACAGCAGTTTTATTTCATAAACCCCATACTTCAATTTTTACCCCAAATGTATATTCTAAATTACATGAAGGAGATGAATGGTTAGTATTTCCTTGGGAAGATTTTAAGGCACCGGCTAAACAAGATTATTTACAATCAGATGAATTCTTAGAATTTGCAGAAAGAGAAGATAATTCTGTGGTGTGGTCAGAAGAAGATAGTAAATTACATACTATAGGAGGCTTAACTAATGATAAAGAGGGATCATTTATGAAATTTCAGAATAAAATGAATAAAAATGGGTAAACAATTAGAATTATTTAAAGAAGAAGAACTACCAGTATGGGTCAATGAAGTACCCTTTGTTAGCGAGGTAGAAAAATTTAACGCCACATTTGGTAAACCAAACAATTATGAACCAACAATACCAGAAAAAAAGGAATGGCAATTCGTATACGACTTTGTACTTGAAGAATTGGAAGAATATAGACAGGCTTGCGAAAACGGAAACATCGTGGAAATTTTGGATGCTTTGTGCGACATTACTTATGTTTCCCTCGGGAACGGTACTATGTTACATGGCCTTAAGGATAAGATATGGCCAGCATATCAAGAGGTACAAGCATCAAATTTATCGAAGTCTTGTAGCACTAAAGAAGAAGCCATGGAAACTGTCACCATCCGCTCTAAAGAACAAAATGAGCCATGTCACTATGAAAAAGTGGAGGAGAGATTTGTAGTATATAGAACACGAGATAGAAAAGTAATGAAATCAATTAATTATTTTAGACCTGATTTAACTCAATTTTTTACAGGAGATGAATTACAAAAATTTCATAATTCAAGTACGGGAATATAATGGATAAAAAAGATAAAAAAGTATACGAAATTGATGGTGAAAAATTAACCATTCTAGAATTATTTAACAATTATGAAAAATACATGGATAAATTTAGAAGTGGTGATGTAATACATTTAGATAAAAAAACACCTTCTGAAGATAAAGAATGGGAAAAATATTTAAAAGCACGTAAAAGTATATAATGTATAAAAAGTGTTATGCTACTAGATTAGGAAATAATAAATATAAGATTCATTTATGGGACGAAGGTGGCTATGATGAAATCGAATGGCATAATCCTGCTTATCAAGAATGTTCTAAAGAAGAGGCAACTTTCACTGGTTTAAGTGGAGAGCCTCTTCGTAAGATTTATAAATGGGATAAAAATACTCCTAACTTACATTTTCATGATATAACCCCATACCAAAAATATCTTATTGAAAGGTATGGTATTAATGATGAACCTTCTACAGGCCATAAAGAATTATTTTTTGATATTGAGTGTGAAATAGGAGGAGCATTAACTGAAGAATATATTGAAAGAGCTCCCATGCCTATTACTACAATAGCATATTGGGACAAATCAGAAGATAATTGGGTTATTTTAGTTCGTGATGATAAAAATCAATTAAAACGTACTAAAGCTAAAAATAAAGAAATTGTACCTTGTAGAACAGAACAAGAAATATTAGCTAAATTTTTAGAACGTTTTAGAGAAATTGATCCTGATATTTTAATTGGTTATAACA